TTGAAACACCAGCCTGCCGCCTCGGTCTAGCTGCGATTGAATTTGCTCAAGCAAGCCCTCAACCGACGCGCGGCTAAAGGTGTCGCCTTGCAGGTTGATGGCGACTGTTTGGGTTGGCTGCGGTGGTGCGGATGTTGTGCCGGATGCCGCGCCTGTTGAGCCAGAACCGCCAGTAGAGCCGTTGTCGCCTACGCTGCGAATAGCGTTGACGAAGCCGATACCCTTAGCGATGACTGCTGCCGCTGCCGCAAAGCCAGCAATGCCGCCCTTTGCCAATTCCTTGGACGCGCCTTCGTAAGTGCTAATCAACGCTTGCGCCGCGCCAAACACCTTGGCAATCTTCAACGCCTTCTTGTTGTTCTGCCCGATAGCGTTCAGGATTTCTGCGCCCGCACCTGCGACCGTGGCAAGGTCAGCCGCAGCGCCTGCTTTCTTGATTGCGTTAATGCGCTTCTGATGTTCTTTTTCCAGGCGTTCTTTCTGCTCGTTATATTCGGCTTGCTTAATGATTTCCGCCTTGAGGGCTTCATCTAAAAGGGCCATGCCTTCAGCATACCACATATCGACAGCTTCGCGCTCTGTCAGAAGCCCTTGCGTCAAAACCTCAAGGCGTTGCTCTAGCTGCTCACGTAGCTTTTCGGCCGTACTTAATCCGCTTTTGCCATCATCAATTTCAAACGGAGTAACAACAATTGGCTCAAGTTCAATAGGCGGCGCTACGTTGTCGCCGTAGTTTGAACCCGAAACGCCGCCGAATACTGTGTTTTCAATGCGACGACGCGCGGCTGCAAGCGCGGCCTCTGCCTCTGCAAGCGTTGCCTCTGCCTCATCCTCAGCTTCAAATAGCCTTGCGCGTGATGGCCCGCGGACTTTGCCCGGAGCGGCTTTTTCCTCACGCATCGCCCTGCGCTTGGCAAGTTCAGCCTCAGCCGCCGCAAGTGCGCTTTTAGCAAGCGTGTAGTTGTCGCTCGCAAGGTCAACCGCAGAACGCCCAGCGGCTTCAGCCGAACCCGGAACCAAGCCCATGCTTTTGTTTAATTCATCTAGAGCATCTCGCGCATCATAGGTGGACGTTTCCATGTCCTCGGCCTTAGACCGCCACGCCGCAATGCCGCCAAGTGCTAAGGCCAACAGTCCAGCAACGACCGTCAGAGGGCCGCCCGCCGCAGCAACGGCAATCGCAAGGCCAGAGAAGGCAAGTGTGACGATTTCCACGTTCTGCGAAACGGCAACCATGCCCTCGGCAACGCCCGCCGCGATGTTGGCGATACCTGACAGGCCATTGATTGCAGCCTGCATAAAGTCTTCGGTGAGAATCGTGTCAGCCAATGCTCCAAACGCACTGGCAAGTCTCTCAATAGCTGTTTGCACCGCATCGGATTGTGCTAGCGTGTTGAACCTGTCGGCCATCGCTTGCAGCGTAGGCGCAACCTCAACCGCCAGCTTGTTCCGCAATCCTTCAAACACAAGCCCCATGCGAGCGACCGCATCATTTGCACTTTCAATGCTGTCTGTCTGCGCTTTCGTCAGTTCGAGGCCGAACGCTGTGACTTCCTCACGCGCCGACCGGATGGCATCGCCGCCCTGCAATAGCAGAAGCGCCATGTTGCGAGACCGGACGCCAAGGTCTCTGAGAATGTCAGATGCCTGACCAGATGACAGGCCTAGCGCCTTGATATGGTCTGCCAGTTTTGCCATGCGCTCATCAGCGTCAAGGCCCTCTAAATCCTTGGCCCTCAAGCCAAGCTTGGCAAGCGCGTCATGCGCCGGAGTTCCCTTTTCCTTAGCCCGCTCAAGTTCGCGGTTAAGTTGCTGCATGGCTGTGTTGGCTTCACTAACCGACACGCCCGCATATCCCGCAGCAATTTGAACAGCCCGAAGTGCATTGGCGCTGCCATCAAGCGACCGAGCCAGCTTGGTTTGAGCGTCAACCGCTGCCAAGCCCTGCGTTGTCATTGCCGCCAATGCACCAGCCACCAGAACGCCAGCCGCGCCCGCAGCCTTGGCAAGTCCAGCGATGCTGCGGCCTGCCTTATTAAGACCGCGCTCAAGTGCCGTGGTGTCTGCGCCGATTTTGACCGTGAGTGGTTTAAGCGCCATCTGTCGGCTCCAGTAGCTTGCTCAGGCGGTCAATCTCAGCCTGCGATAGATGCCCCTTGCGGGTCTTTTGCGGCGTATCCTGCCGCGATAGAGCCTCTGCCAGAAGTTCCGAGAATGTCATCTGCCAAAACTCCGATGGTGAAATCCCCCATGACCGCGCTGCCAGATATAGATTGTTAAAATCTATGTCTCGGCTTTCGCCTTCTTCCGCGTCGTCGGCTGGGGCTTCGACTTTTTTCCCAAGTCAATCGACGGCAATACCGCCGCCACAAAGGCAAGCTGAAACTCAATCATTTCCTCTGACCCGCCCGTGATGAAGGCATAGCTTTCATCTTCGGACACTTTCACACCTGCCTCGGCCATGAAAAGCCGATGCACGTCTGTCAGGTCAATCGGGTCGGCACCGCCCTTGATGCAGGCGTTTGCCAAATTGAGCGCATGAATGCCTTTGGCCTTGATGCGACGAAGCAACGCCAGTGACGGGGTGATTGTGTATTCCTCACCCTGCCACGTTAGCGCCAGTTCCCTGAATACTTCGCTCATCAGGAAGCCGTAATCGCGCCGCTGCTTTCCAGCGAAAGCGTGAACGTGATTGTGTCGGCCTGCTCGCCTGTCGCCTCGAAAGAGGTGATGAAGAACGAACCTGTGTATGTTGCAAAACTGCCAAACGACACGCGAAACGCATGGAGCGCCGATGATGCCGTTGCCGCTGCCGCAAGTGCAGAGAACGTCGAGGCTGTCGCCACGCCTGTGCAAGACAGCGACATAGACTTGACTGCTACGTCATCCAGATACGTCCGCACGCCAGCATCATCCTTGTCGGTGATGTCGATTGCTTCGTTGTTGAATGTCAGGCTGTCGGTTCGAGCGCCCGCCACGACTACATATGTCGAACCATCTGACGCATATTCAACCCGGAGGTCGCGTCCACTTTCTGCTGCCATTGTACTTGCCCTTTCATTGGCTTTGCAAAGTTATACCACGCAACTGCAAATCTGCAAAGTCACGTGCCGCTGTCATATTGAATGCGGAAGGTTAGCGGCCTGTATCGCGTAAAGCCGTCTGGGTCCGGTATGTTGCCGGGACTGCTATCGAACAGGCAATTTACTACATTGGAACCGCTTACCACCAAGTCAAAATCATGCAGCGCGTCATATGTCGCCTGCGCCGCTGCGTCTGCGAGGTCAATTGCGCTCCGGCTTGCTGTAGGCCGCGCAAAGGTCGTGACCTGTATAAGCTGTTCGCCGCCGTCGCTGGTCTTAGTATCCCAAGGCGTTGCGCTCACGTCCTCAATGACAGTGAACGGAAAAGGAACCATGCTTTCCGGCTTGGTGTCCTGCGGCTTGTCATAGCCGACGTATGTCGTCAACGCCGATAGCGTAGCATCGCCCGCCAGCCGCGCTCGGATTGCCTGTGCTACGCCTGCAAAGTTCATCGCGTTGCCCCGTTGATAGCCTTCTCAAGTCGCGCCATGTATTTCGGTCGGATTTCTTCAATGGCAGGACGGAAGAACGGACGCGGCCCGCCAACGCCACCCGCAAAATTCATGCGAGATGTTCCGTATTCCAGCCAAGTCGCATATGCCAACTTACTGCCGACCGTCGCCGTCAAGTCGCCAATCTTGTCAAACTCGATGCTGTTGACCAGACGGCCCGTGTCGGTCATCGGAGGCTGGCCCGGTGCGGATGCTGTATGCGTCCGGCGCGGGTTGTATTTCTCATACGTCCGTCCCGATGCTGGCCCCCGCGCGATGCTGGTCTTGATGTTGCCTTGCAACTCCAAAGCCGTGCCGACGACCGCCCGCGAAACGGCCTGCTTGATTTCGCCGGATGCCCGCCGCAACGCAGCCTGCAACTCTGCCGAACCCTCAAGGCGAAGCGTGACGCTCATACCGCGACCCCAAGCTGCGCGGTTATCTCAAGCCACTGGTCGTCAAAGTCCACATTCGCAATGAAGCGGATGTTGTATGCGCGGTTCCTGATAACCACGCGGTCCTTTTCCGTCAGATCGGCAAAGTAGCGGCATACAATCTTGTGCGTTGATGTCGCTTCTGTGCGTTCAGATGACCACCGCTCGCTGCCCGACATTGGCTTAACCATCGCCCGCGTCGGTGCGCCTGTGATGGTTGCCCACGTCTGCAATCGTGCGCCATAGCTGTCGGCTGTATTGGTCACGCGCTCAAACGTCACGGCCTCGCGTAGCTGCCGTGCGTTATACTTGGATGATGTGCAGCAATTTACCATGCCAGCTCGTCCATGCGCCGATAAGAAGCCAACAGCGCTTTCATCTGCATGTTGATGCCTTCGCACGTCCCGTCATAGAGCGATGCGGTATAGAGCCGTACTGCCTCAAGGATAGCAGACGGAATGCTGCCAGAGCCGTAGCCCGCAACGTATGTGACTTCTACCGCGTCCTGCGCCCGCAGATTGCTCGGCCACGTCTCGCCCTCGTTGAGGTAAATGCGACCGCTGGTCAGGTCCACGCCGTAACGGGATGCGCTGTAGGTCGCGCTCACATTGTCGCGGTCATAGGTCACAACGCTGGTGACAGATTGCAGGGGAGCAAAAGGAAGATCCAGAGTATCGCCACCGCCCAAGATGTAGGGACGCGATGCTGTATGCACGCCTGGCCCAAGCGATAGCAGGCGGTCATCGCCGTACGCCTCAGTGAAGCCGTCTGCTTTGAACACGAATGTCTCAGTCAGCAGCGCACGCCGAAGGTATTGCTTCACCGCCTCGGTTGCCGTGGCGATGTAGGCTGTAATCTGGTCGTCATCTGCGGTCCCATCAACACGCAGAAAGCCCTTCATGTCCGCCATTGAAATGGCCGGGCTGTCGGTCGATGCCGTGACGGTAACTGACTTGCGGTTGAACCTCATGTCTTGGCCTTCCGCTTGCGTGTAGCCTTGTTTTCCGGCGCGGCCTCGTGCGCCTTCGTCACAATTTCGCAAGCGCCTTGGTCAATGAGCAAGGCAAGCGTGCTGTCGTCAACGTCGCGCTCCATACCGGGATGCCACGTCTGCACGGTGATGCCGTCCAGCGCGATGCGGAATGTGCGGAGGATTTTGACCTTGGTCATGGGCTGTGCGTCCTTTGCAGCATGATTGCCTTGTCCCAAAGCATAACATCTTCAGAGCAACTGATAAAGAACCGCGCCCCATACTGAGCAAACGGCGCGGTCACGAACAGCGTCCCGTTGAAAAACAGAAAGTCGGTGACGCCGCTGCCCTTGGTCAAGGCTCGACGGTCACGCGCGATGATAGTGCTGTAATCCGAGCCAATACCCACATCTATCTCGGCAAAGGTCGCCGTGCTGGTGGCCTTGCTGATGCGGAATGTGAGGTTGATGTTGTACGCCTCACCAATGGCAAACGGCTGCAATGTGCTGCTGCCGAATATGTCCAGAGAAATGCCGCGCCGATAGTCGGTTGTGCTGCCCGCGCCTGCGCCGTCAATCGTCACATGAGTAAGCGTGTCGGCTGTAATGGATTGCTTGCTGTCAACGGTGTGGGTGGCGTCCTCAAGGTAAAGCCATCCGCCGTTATATGGCGCTCTGCGCTCCATATTGTCGTCGGTGCGAATGAGGATGTCAGCCGCGCGTTTGTTGTCCTCGGTGGCGTCCACCAATTCAGACCAGTTGATGTTCGTCATTGGATGCCCCTGCGCTTAGTGACGGGCGACCGTAGCCGCCCGCTTCTAAAATCAGGTCGCCGCTGTACCGCTGTCGATGGTGGCTGTTGCCATCACCGCGCCCTTGTCTTTGCGAGCGTGAACGGTCACGGCTGCATTGGTTCCGGTTGTCCCGGTTGCCACGATACGGACGTAACGCTTCGAGCCGATGTAGCCGATGGAGCCAATCAGCTTGTCGTCGTCGGTGTCTGCGGTCACGGTCAAGGCGCTTTCCAGTCCAACCAAGTCAGCGTCTGCAACGGCTGTTGCATCTGCTGCGGCTGTTGTGTCGCTTTCCTGAACCTCGAACGAGAAGCCCGATGCCGTGCCTGCGTCTGTGACTGTACCTGTGGACACTGTGAAGGTCAGCGC